GGAGGTCCTGTCAATCCTGTCGGCCCAGCCGGCCCGGCTGGCCCGGCAGGCCCGGCGGGTCCGGGAGGCCCGCCACTGGGACCGGCAGGGCCGGCAGGCCCGGGGGGACCGATTGGTCCGGGCGGACCACTGGAGGGAAGCGGAGCGCCGGGAGGGCCGCCCGGGGCGAATGGCGGGGCATAGCCTTGCGGGGGGAAACATCGGTACACGGATGACCTCCGTCAATGAATTGAAGGCATGATGCCAGCGGCCACGACGAACAAGACTGCGGCTATCAGAACGATCAAAAGACTGAAATTTTTGTCGCTCATTTACGTCCGCTCCGCCGCATGCCTCCACCGTGAGTCGGAATACGTAACACGTCCCTCAATATCTGTTCAGATTTTTCTTCTTTTGCCGTTTGTGCTTGAACTTTTTGCCTTTGTTTCAACCGGGATAACAACAGTTCGGCACCCGGCGGATGCAGCATGTGGATCAGGTCCTCGGCGTCAATGGCGCCGGCTCGCGCCAGTGCGATCGCGACCTGCCGGTTGTCCTCGGCAAAGGCAGGGCTCGCCGAGTGCGAATCCACGACAACCTGGAAGCCGAACGGCAGGTCTTCCAGCGTGAACGAAATATTACTATCACTGGTCGTGTAGATCGACGGGTCCATTGCCTGCATTATTCGCAGGCAGAGGTAGCCGCTTTGGGCCAGTTGTCGTTCGATGCGGGCGGCCTGATCAATGAGGCGCGGGGAAGAGGTGCGGACGAGTGTTTGAGCATGAACACCAGCGCGAACACCTGGTTCTCCCTGGCCGCCCATGATAGGAGAAAATCCAGCAGCCTCATCGAAGAGTTTGAAGAGAAAGTCCAATTCTTCTAGGTAATTTTCGGGCGGAGGCTGAGTGAGCGGATTGTGTTTCGCGTTAGGATTAGGATCGTTGATGAATCCCCCTTCGTTGATGATCTTGAAGTATTCCTCTGAGGTGACCGAGGTGAAGCCGGAGAAAATCTGCGGCGCATTGACGTTGCGGTCCCACATCACCTTCAAGTCACGCAGCCGCTTCGACAAGATGTCCTGCAGCATCTGGACATCGGCAATCAACGATCGTCCCCAGAAATAGCCCGGCGTGGTTTGCGCCTGCAGCTTAACGAACGGGTGATGGCCAGGGATGCGGCTCAGATTGCGCCGCGTGGCGTCGCCCTCAATGATGATATTGGGATAGACGTACTGCAGCGTGGTGTAGTCGTTATCGGTGTTTTTGACCCATAGCTCGCAGTGCTTGACCGTGCGCAGAAGCTTGGTGTTGGGCCGCCATGGCGTCGGCGTCGGAAACACGTTAACGATGCCTGCGGCCGATGGCGCGCCACCGGTCTCGCCGACCGGGTGCAACCCGCCAACCACCATCTGATTAAAATAGGTCGGCTGTTCCTCCTGGTCGCGTCGGGCCGGCTCTTCCTTGATGCGGGCAATGATCTCCTTGGCGCGCGGATGCGCCATCGCTTCGAGTTCGGCTTGCAACCGCGAAACGGTCGGATAGGAAATGTGAACGAAGGCCTCCTGTTCATCGAGGTCGAGCGTGGTTTCCGACAGCACGCCGAAATTCTGTGGATGAACAGGTGCGATCTTGAACGTCTCATCATGCGGCAGATGCTTGAGAATTTGGCAGCCGTTAATCAGCGACCAGGTGTTGGCTTCCGAGAATGTCACATCGGAATCGGTTGACCGGTAATCGGCGGTCAGTTTTTCGGAAACCAATTGCGCGCGTTCGAGCACGTTCTCGTTTTCAGAGGAGTCAAAAATAATCGAGAACCGGACATCTGTCGCCTGCATCAGGAAGCCGGCGAGCCGGTCGATGAAGGCCTTGGTCTTATTGTAGATCGCGGCGTTGGTGCTGTACGTGCCGCTGTAGTAATACTGCGCGGCGCGGGTGTAGACTAGGCCGCGCTCGTCGGCCGACGCGGTGCATTCGTCGGTAACGTCCTTGAGCCATTCTTCAAGAATTTGGGGCCGGTCTGGGATTTTGAGCATTCACGGCTCCATCCCTCGTTCGCGCATGATCTGCCGCATCGCCTCGCCGATCTCCTCGATGGTGTAGTCGCGGCGCGGCGGTTTTACGCGCGAGGCGCGCGGTGGCGACGGCGCGGGTTCGCGCTGCAATTGCTCCATTCGTCGGCGGATATCTACGTTGCCGTAATCCTTGTCCGGCGAGCGTTGCTTCTGGAACGATGGGCCGTCCGCCTCCTCGAGCTTCATTCCCTGTCCCCTTCTCGCCAGATTGAAAAGACCGCGCCCAGCGCGCGCCGCCAGCGGCATCTTCATGAGTGGAGACAGCAAGTCGGCAACATCCATTCCCATGTCAATTATGCCGGGTATCTGCTCCGTGGCGGGCGGCATTCCCCAGCGCTGCTGGTGTTCGATCATGCGCTTGTACCAGTCGGGCTGGTCGCCCTGCTGGGGTAGCCCGGGTTGCTCTGGGAGTGGCTGTGGTGCGTATTCTGGCCCGGGGGCACCCTCGGGCCGGGGTTGCGGCAACGGCACTCCAGAAGTGTCCGCGGGCCGTGGGCGAGGCATTTGCTTCGCCCTGCTCCGGCCCTCCTCGCGCATGATGGCGTTCTGCAGCCGGGCGAGCTCCACCGGATCGTTGAGGTTGGGCACGTCATGATGCTTGTAGCCGCCGATCTTCATGACGTTGCGCGCCCATTCGCCAGCAGTGCCTGGCGAGTACTTTTGGCTCATCTGCGGAATGGTCATGCCGTGATAGTGGCGTTTTAAGAGATCGCCATGCGCCCGCGCCCCGCTGTACCAGTCGGGAAACACGGCATAGCCCTGCGGATCGTATGAGGTCACGCCGTATTGCGTGTCGTAAGGACCGCGCTTGAGATTGCCGGGATTGTTGTTGCGATCGGCGCGGGTCGCCATTGGTCTGATCAGGTTGGAAGTCTGTTGTGGAGGTGATGGAGAGCGTGGAATAGGCTGAATCAGGTCAGAAGACTGCTGCGGCGATAGCACCGGTGATCGCGGAACAGGCTTGATCCAGTCATCACCCGCCTGCTGCGCCAGGATTGAAAGATCAGGGTCGAGTTGGTCAGCCATATTTCGATCCGCTTACGTTGAAGTAAGCTTTCACGTCATTCATGTGCTTATCAAGTGCTTTGAGGTAATCCTCAAAATTATCCTTGCTCAAAGGGTCCTTGAAATCGAATTTTGGCATGGAGGGAACGGGTCTGGCACCTTCCCCGGGAAGACCAAAAATATTACCGGCTCGGGTTTTTTCCGGTGGGGTGGCTTCCCCCTTTTCCAGCATTGCCTTTATTCTTCTGGTGACGTTGGCCTTGCCAACTCCAAATGCTTCGGCAATTGCACGATGCGACATGCCCTGGTTCACCATCGCCCGCATGCGGTCCATGTCGTCAGGATGCATGGCGCCTCTAAGTGTGCGCCTGTCTATCCATGTCTCATCTCGCGGCGCGCGGTAATATGCGCTGGGGTTAGGAGCGTTTCCTCTTTGTAACTGAGTGTCGATCGCATCCAGTTCTCGCAGCCTTCCTCGGATTTCCTGCATGCGTCCAAGGTTTGGATTGGACGCCAACGGCCGCGGCTGCAGCGGATCGGCGCGAAGCAGTCTTTCTTCGCCGACTCCAGGCTTGGGGGGCAGAAACTCATCGGCCATGGCAAGCTGCTGACCGGAATTCATCAACGACAACTGATCAAGTGATGGGTCAAGCGGGCCGGTCATTGGTCACCAAATTTTTATGTGCCTCTTGCGCGAGTTCGCGATCAGATCAGGCTCGACACCTGATCGTAGGTTAGCCTGCAGCACGTCGAGCCCAGAGCCATGACGCAACCGGCTTTGCCGGCCAACGGCAATCGCCTGCTCGAGCGCCGCGTGAGATTGGTGGCTGGTCCATGAACTCGGAACTACCTGCGAGGTCTGATCCTTGTAACGAACCTGCGGCGTGCCGTCCTGGCGCGGCTCACGCTGGAAGTCGGCGCCGTGGTAGTCCGAGGTGACGATGTCCTCGGCGATCGCGTGAGCACGTGCGCTGACGCTGCCGCCAATGCCGAACGGCTTGAACTCCTGCCGGGTGCGCACGGCACAGCGCGGGCAATCAGGTGGCGGGTCGTCGGCCTGCTCAAGCGTCAGCGTCACTTCCATGACATGTCCGCACTCGCCGCAGCCAAACGTGCGCACGATTGGCATGTCAGTTCTCCTCTAGGATGTGACCGTGCCACCGCCCGACACGCCGGCCGCGAGCGGCAGTCCGCCCGACGTGACGGTCGCGGCATAGGTCCATCCGCCGGCCGTGGTGCCGGAAATGGTCGTTTTGGGGTACATCAGCCAGATGTTGCCGCCGGCATCTATGCCGACCCTGTCGAGAGAAACGCCGCCCACCGGATTGGCCACGCCGCCGCTTGAGACCACAACGGTTATTGATTGCGCACTCACGGAATCCTGCGGATTGATGGTGCCGCCGTTTGGTACAGTTGTGTCGGTCATCAGAACTTCTCCCGTCGAATTGCTGCTTTCCGGTTAATCATGCTGATATGTTCGCTGAACGCGAACGACAGTAGTGTACCTGCATTCTGCGGCTTGCGCTCGCCCTTGACCGATTCCCAGGTCAAGTTGCGCGCCACCAGCATCGGCCGCCGCCATTCGATGTAGGCGTGATGCGCCAGTGTCACGGCCGATACAAGGTCATCGTTCTCGCCGGTATCTGGGCCGGCCCCCAGCCAGCCCTCGTCCTCGATGATGGCCTGAATCTGCGCTACAAGCTTCGGCGAGCGGAGCTCAATCCGGTTGGGCACCATCAAGCTGTCGCGAAGTTCCGAGTAGATTTGGTGCTTGTTGTCCTGGTTGGCTTTCCAGGCGATTACGTTGCCTGCGCCGCCCATGGTGTCGGCCCTCCGGTACAGGAACCAGCGCACCGCGCCGATCATATCACGAATGCTCTGCCCCTCGGGCGCGCCGGCGAGGATGCCGCGCTCGGCAAGCTGCTTCAGGTTCCGCACTTCCGGCAGGACCGCAGCGCCGATGCCGGATACCTCAAGATTGGCAATGTGGTCACGATAGGCACCGGCGAGATGGGCGAGCACCCATGCCAGCTGGTAGGTCAGCGGCCGGTTGGTTTGAAACTCCGCCACCTGCACGCAACGATCGGCGTAGCAGCGCAAGACTTCGATTGCGTGATCGTTGGCCTCGCCGCCGCCGCCCCCCGAGGGGTCCACGCCAATGACATAGATGCCGCCGGGCTCGGGCGGCTCCCACACCTTGAGCATAGCTTCTTCGTGGTTCGTTGTCTGTTCGATGTGGGACGACAGAAATTTTTCTTCGAAGTGATACTTGTAGCCCTGGTATGGCGGCGAGACGGGAGACAGCGTCTCGGCAATTTCCAACGTGCGCTTGGCTGGAAAAAAGCCCGAGCCCGAGGCGATGAAGCACTCACGTTCATGCCACGGAAAGTGTCGCAGCATGTATTCCTCGGCGCGGAACTCGGACTCGCGGCGCCACCACGCTATCTGTTCCGGCCGGACGGTGACCTTGTAATTTTGTTTAACGTAAAGAGCTTTCTGTTTTTCCTCATCGGATATTTTGTTGTCCCAATAAATTTTGAAGTCGGGATCTGTCTTTGGTATCGAGTAGGTTGGATTCGCCCAAAAACCAATGAAAATAAATCGCATATGGCGATCCTGCTTCGCCTGCATGCAGTGATTATAAAACCAGTTGAAGCCATTTGCGACGCTCTCCCATATGTAAAGCCGGCTTGGGTT